ATAATCCTCTGGGTTCTTTTGCTTCGGGACATTGAAACATTTATCCCCTTCCACGCCAACGTCTATCTTGTAGATGTTGTATTGTGGGTATTTTCTAAAACATTCGGCTATGTTACAGCCTGCCTGTCCCAGTCCTATAATATCCATTATTCTTCGCTCTCCTCACCTGGGAGCATACCATGACTTTCCTGGAACCTCAAAGAAAGCTTTGTTGCAAGAACAGCAGTATCAATTTGTAATACGCTTGCAATTTCTTTTTGAATCCTAGAAGCATCTGACCTACTAAGCTTTATTGAGCCGTCTTGGTTATACCCTCCTAGCTCTCTAATATAGTCGGCGCTATGTGTGTATGGGTGTCTACTCATTCTTCGCTCTCCCAGTCAAGGTAAGTCCCATCTCTTTCATGCTCACACTTACCTGAAAAAAGTCGTGACAAGTACAGAAAGAATCTACTCAAACTCATTCTTCGCTCTCTTTATAATCACCTGCCTTGTGGTATACCTTCAGTTCTTCAGACATCTGAATTAGATCTCTTCGAAAGTGAGCTATTGTTGGCCACCTGCCGTGCCTTATACCTTGATCTAGGGATTCAATAACTTTATCTATAGCTACTATCCTAGATTCTGTCCAGCATGGCAGCAACAGTTCGTCAACTCGTTTCTTCATCCTCCCTCTGAGGAAGTATTCTTGTACTAATATTCCTATTGCCAATCCAGCTAGCCCAGTTATCAATCCATTTATTTCTAGCATGTCTCTTTCTCCATATCCCCAAAGTCACCACCAATAGACACGTTAGTTAAGAACTGTGTGTCCCTGAATGTAGAGAATTGTCTCTTTAGCACTGGTAGCAAACTCATGTCCTCTTCTGCCATATCTATAACCACTGAGTCGTGGATTGTAAAGGCAATGTGGGACTTTTTATCTTTTAACAGTTTGTCTATTTTTATCATCTGTCTTAAAACAATATCCACAGCCGTACTTTGGATTAAGTAGGACGTTGCATGGAATTTATCTGATTCGATGGTTCTGCCAAATGGGTTGATAACGGATGTGCCGTTCCAATATTTTTCTAATATCTCGTCTCGACTGTAGGCTCGCTCAGATAGATAATCTTTGGAGTCCAAATTAAATAACCACGCAAAGATTCTTGTCTTTGCTTCATCTCGGGTAGGGATACCTCTATAGACGTTAGCAACATTCCACTGGTGTATATCGATGTCTGGCTGCTCTTTGTCGAGAAGATACAATAGAGTTCTTAGCTCAAAAGCGTTGAAATCAAGCTCTACGAACCGGTCATTGGTCGGAAATATGGCTTGACGAAACTCTTTGTTAATATTGAGTATAGGAAAGCTACCTGACCTCGTCGTCATGCGTCCTGTCCTAGAGCCAAAGATGTTGTACCTCACATAAGGTGCAGCAGAACGAGCACTCTTGAGTTTGTTTCTGCTGGCAAAGCTGAGATGTCGTGTCGAGATTCGCGAGAAGTCTAAATTTAATTTCCTGTGACTTATTCCTTGTGCTATCTCGTGTAATTGTCTTAAAAAGGCATAGTTCTTAGGTCTGCCATAATTGGCAAAAACGTGCTGAGATATCTTATTTTTTATCTCACAAAACTTTATCATAAATGAGTCAGGAACCAAATCGTAAAAACAATGCTGGTTAGTATCAACCTTGGACTCCATCATGGAGATAGTAAAAGCACGTAACAAGTTTAATGATTCATCTAGCTCAGGTCGTAAGTGGCCGGGACATACATCTTTTAAAGTCTGTTGACAGTACAGGTAAGCATACTCAACCGGCAAATCTCTCAAAAAGGATGAGGCAGTCCAAGTATGAGTTAAATCACCATTCAACTCGTTCATCCCAAGAACACCTTCTTTATAAATTGCAACACAATTTTTCTTGTCGTCTAGTGCCTGAAATAACAACGCTTCCCCCGCTAGTAGAATGTTTTTCTGGAATCTACTACCGAATCACTTAACAAGTCCTGTAAGTCCTGTCCAGTTGTTTGTTCATTATTTTTCTTGGCCTCTTCCCTTATCATAAAGCCATTATAAGCATATGGGTCATTTAAAAAACCAATAAATTGGTAATCAATATATTCTAGAGATCTTTCTAAGTTATCTGTTTTTAAATATTCTAAAGCATTTTCTTTTAATTTTTCCAGTAAAGCACTAGAATACCGATTGTTTGACTCATAGTTTCTTAATTCAACATATAGATTAATCCTATATGTTTCATCATATATTTTCTCTAAAGTATATTGAGATATCTTTTGTTTTTTGATTATATATCTATGTATTTTATTATTTTTTGAATCAAGTGTCTTCTCTTTCCGTAGATTGGGGCGAAGCCCAATGAATTTATTATAAAATTTTCTCATATAATTCATAAAGTATCGATGGTCTAAAGTATAGACATGATCGTAATAATTATCAAATACGTTCTCTGAGTTTACACCATATAGGGTCATATATTTTTCCATCTCACCAGAGCCAAGGTTTGCACACAATCTTGTTGGCATATTATAGTCTATCATAAATCCATGCTTAATGGCATTGTTCATTAAAAATTCATAATTTGGACGATCTATGATATTGGCCACTTTAAACGTATCATCCCCAGAATCTAAATCTAACAAATCCACGAACAGTCCCGAACTAAGCGGAGATGAAAATCTACTAGCTATAAAGCCAGTCAAAGTGACCGGGGTTACCTGGTCTTTTGAATAGACTTCGTTGAGGAAAAAGCTGATAAAATCATCGAAATCTTTAATGCTATTGTGCTGGCGAACCATCTTGGAATGAATTTCGTTCCTTAATTCTGTAATATAAAGGTCATAGTCAGTCAAAAGACGACGATGACCTCTATATGGATTCAATTCTGATAAAAAGTTGTCGTTTTTCTGCACCTTGCTTGACGTGAGCGCCTTTTGATGCTCCCTCAAGAAATCTCCCAGAGCATGAGCGGCGAAGTCAACAAGATAAATAGAGCTGCCCTGTTCACCATTTGCAGGGACAAGCTTTTCCGGCTTAAGAAGAATAAACTTATGTGCCTTGTCTATTCTGCCATAGTACATGTTCTCTATAAACCAAAAATTTCTGAAAAGACCGGGGTATCTCTCACGATATACTAACGGGATACCTTCATTATTATACTTGCCCCTTTCGTTAAAGAGGGTTCTAGAATTTTTAGTCATATTAGAAGCTTTAAACTTTCTATAGCTCATGGCTCACCCCCATTCGAACCAGGAGACCTTTTTATGTTGCCCCCCATTGATGAAGCAATATTGTCTATCTCTCTCTCTAGGTCGGCACACTCAAGTATAGTAGTATCGCCTACTCTGCTGTTCGCGGTCATAATTGAGCCAAGCCCATCACCGCTGGTGGTGAACAAACAATCAAGAGTGGTGGTATAGCCATTAAGCCCAATCCTGTGAGAAACAGTTTTTACTATATGATACCCCCCTAGTCCCATAATATTTGCATATGAATTTTTAGTACCGGGGTCTCCTAGTTCGTCTGAACCTAGGCCTCGCGGGTTTACATACACTTGGCATCCTGGAAAAAATAAATTATTCCCATACATTTCTATAGTCGTATTATAGACATTTGATAGTTGTAACTCGGGTTTAAAATCACTTTGTTCGTACCTTGCTTCCCTCAAATATGGCTGGCCTGTACGAGAAAACTGCATATTTTTAACCAGTCCCCGATCTAAACCAGTTGTAGTGTGAAAAATTCCATTAGACAAGTCTCTCTCATACCTAGAGCCATGTTCGCCATCACTCCTATCAAAAGCTAATCTTCTAGGCTCTTTCCCGAATGCATAGACAATAAAGTATTCATAACTTCTATCAAGACTTTTTTTATTAAATGAGTCAAAGACAAACTTTGCTGTTTTCTGAGATCTGTTCTTTCTCCCAAAAAGGCCTGCGCTGTCTGCCGAAGGAATAGGCAAATTTTTGCCATATTCGTCCAAGTCTAATTCTATATTCTCGCCAATCTTTTCAGCCATGGGATCTCCCCCCCCTGCTGTAGAGTCTGCACTAATTTGGGCGCTATCCAATAAAAGTGATATCCTCTGGTCTCCACTGCCACACTCAGGCCCAAGGGCCTCAAATACTAAATCATACATAGCATCTCTCATAAATACTAGCAATGGGTAAGTGTTTTTTCTGCCTTTAATGACTTTTTCGCGCATAAAGTCAGTAAACAGGTCCACCGAGATAGGTATATCAGCTATGTTTAAAGATAAGATGTTTTCGTTAACCTCTATTATTGGGTTGTCAAATGGGGCTGGCCCTAAAACAAATCTTATGTTTCCATAGTTGATCTTTCTTAAATCTGTGCTGGAATTTCCGACTTTCTCCAAAACATTGTTGACTGCCAAGGCGTATAAGTCTCCTAAATAGAAAAAGTTAACTCTCCTAACTCCTGGTTCTAGAATATTTGGCTTTGTAAGAAGTTCTCCATCACCGCAACTATAATTATCCACCGTGAAGTTTATTTTTTGCGAAGATGGCAATCCTCCTGCTGGAGTTTCATCGGCAGATGCAAGGGCATTCGTTACTTCATCTATCGTAGCAGTATAAATACATCCCTCAAGCATCATTTGCTTTAGAATGGATAAGTATGAATCCTCTCGCTCCTTCTCGACGGTCTCTTCATACAGAGCCCTAAGTTGTTTTAGTGTGTCTTCTTCACATTTTACCTTTTGAGACGAAAGTTGCGACTTAGCTAGCGCTATTTCATTAATTTTGTTCCTTCTCTCGTCCCTGCGAGTGATGGTTGCCGGGTCAAATAAAACATCTGACCTTTTGTCCAGCAATAGCGATTCTATTCTAGCTCTAAATCGCAGTTTCAGTCTAACAGAACCATCATCTTGGAACTCAAACTCATGCTCCACAACAACTAAAAACATTTCAACTTGGTTGTCCTTAATCGCAGATGTGAGGTCGTCAGAAAGTAAGCCACCACCCCCAGTGGCAGCCCACCCTGCTCTAACTTTTATCTCATAGAAATTGGGGTTAAACTCTCTAAGTTTTTGGTTTGTGCCTTTTTCTGTCATAAACCTGTACTTGGGCTCCAAGAGCACCAAATCAATTATTCGATAGCCGCCTTCTAGCGGTTTACCATTTTGGTCCACGCCTTGACGAAACTTAAATAATTCATTGAAGTTTTGAGCATATATAGTCAAATTGGCAACAATATCTTTCTTTGTAGTGGCGGGTTGCACACCCTGAAAGTCAAAAGTAAAACTTTCTATGCCAACGCCAACGCCCCTCTGTAAAGAACTGTCCAACATCGATTGCAGGTCTTTCACGGGATCCACATATGAAGAAAATTCAAGTTCCACTTCTCTCGGGTTTTTTTTAGGCCCTTCATAATATTGCTTGTAAATTCTAATTGATGGCGTTAACTGCGATAACTGAAAGTGTCTAATATTTAGGAATTCTGTACACCCCTTCGTCAGCCTTAGGCGGTTCATAATAGTGGCCGGGTCTGTCGTTGTTAGTTTGTGTATATTTTTATATTTTATCTTTGTCCTGTCGGTCAGTGGGGCCTGTGGTGGTTCGTGAAATGTAGCGCCTGCTGGTGGATCGCTTTTTTGAAATACCTCCTTAATATTTGTAATTAAAAAACACTGATCATCGAACTTTGGTAGTTCCTCATTTTGTACCTGCTGCTCCTCTTCTTGCTCCTCTTCTTGCTCATTTGCTTTCGCTTCTTTCAGTTTTTCTAATGTCTCTTCATCCATGACACAAGCCGGGGTGTTAACACCATTGCAATTAACAGAAGAGTTGTCAGCACTTGTATTGCAAGGTTCAATTCCTTTTTCTTTTAGCAATTGGTTGTAGGCTGTTTGGGTCTCACATCTCCATATCCCATCAACACCAAAGCCCGGCAGCACGCCACTTGGCTGATCAGTCGCTCCCTCTTCATCCAATTCTGTTATTAGAAGCCTTTGTATATCTGCTACTCTTTGGTCTCCCGCCCCCTCTCCCATCGGATTACTACTAACAGCATAGCCAGTAGTTGGGTCTTTAACAGTAGTGGGACCAGGAGCATCTTGCCCTGCCCCATAGCCAAACGGCTCGGAAACATCAATATCATAGGCACTGAGATCAACTCCTCCTGGTATATCTGTAGTATCCGGCTTTTCAGACGGATTTTCTACTACTGCTCTTTGGTCGGTATTTTGCCCCGGCATATCAGACTCCTAGGTAGCTTAAGACCTTGTCAATTGGGTGAGGAATATATATTACGTCCCCGTAACTCACATCAGCCTCGGTAGGCTTTTTGTTAAACCATGCTATGACCCACCAAAGACTAGAATTGCCATAGTGATCAAATGCTAATTTATAATAACGATCCCCAGTTGTCCAAACGTGACTAATCGTTCTTAAAGAAGAAATTTGTTCTTTAGTGATATGCTGTAATACGGGGGTAGAATACTGTTCTATTCCATTAACTTCACGATCTTCGAAAGTATTCTCGTAGAAGTCGTCAGAATTAAAAAAAATCTCCCTACCAAAGTACCTAGACATTAGTCATCTCCTCCCAATAGTTCATCTATCGCAACTTCTTGAATCATATCGCCAGTGTCAAAGTTGCCTATGAAGGCCGTAGAACCTTTCTGAGCGCCGGCAGACCAAGGGAACAGAGAAGCATCTGCCCCCCAACTAGGGGCTGCCGCTTGAGCAAAATCTTGTCTGCGATCATTGATTTTTCTTACATCTCGCGTTCTGCTCTCTTTGTTCTTCCTAGCCTCTGACAATTGAATGGCCTCTGCTTTTTCCCACCCAAGCGTATGCTGATGAAGAACACTGAAGCCTATGCCCAACGTTATTACTTTTGGATATAGTTTGTTTATCGGGTCGAAAAACCCTTCTTTTATGTTTGGGTTCCACTTCAAACTATTAATGGCCCCAAGCAGGCCACAGGTTCTAACGTCTCCGTCGAAACCGCGAGAAGCATCAAATATTAAATTTGCGAATTTAATCTTAACCAAAGGGCCTTTTGAAATTGTAGAAGCGCTATCAACCTTAGAATACTCGGGGTACAACATCCTGGTTAACGTGGAGGTCTTGGATAAATTGTTTATTGCGTCGTCTATACTAAATGCTGGTACTCTCCACGCCAGGCTTAGATTTCTCTGTGTCCCCTGGTATGTCTGTATGGGATCTGGTCTGCCGAAGACTGGCTGCGGGGTCCAGTTGCATTGGAAGGACTCTGTGTATGTGTCCATAAAAGCTTTAAAAGAGACTGTAGCTCCTGAAAAAGTCTGGTAAAACTCCAGGACTTGTCCTTTTGATTCTAGTGTGTCTGTTGGGTCATACATTTATATACTCCTAGTTGTTAGCATCGATTCTACCAATGACACTCATAGTTCTCTTGTCTATTAATTCGCCATCTAGCAAAAGGTTAATATTTACGGTCTCTCTCGGGGCCTGCTGGCCCACCCCGGCAATTATACCAGAGCTAGACTCTGCTATATTCCCGGCAGTGCCTGCTAGCTTTTCCATAAGAGGTCCTAGTTGCTCCGCTATTTCGCTCCGCACAGCTCTGAAACTCTCTAACATCTGGACCCCGGCAGCTTGGTTGACTTTGTATGATTTTTGTGCAAACCCATCCAAGGCAAGTGTAGATTCTGTAACTTTGTCGATCATCTCCCCAGGCGTAAGAGTAGTCATGAGCTTGCCTTCTAGGCCAGCCATATCCTTTCCGGTTACATCAGCAGCATCAGCCAGAAGATCAAACTCGCCCCTTAAGGCAGCAGCAAATTGAGTCGCATCCTGGCCGAATACGCCAGTGCCCATAAAAGCTTGCATCTGCCTACGACTCATGTCATCAACACTCACCCCAGCGTCTTGGAAAGCTTGTGACAGCAGCTGCATTCTCTCAACAGGAGTTTCAGCCATGGTAAGTTCTATTGAATTCAAAAAAGGGCCACCCAATAGTGCGTTTAATTGGCCAACGGCATTGGCTGAGCCTTCAAATGTATCCGTTAGATCAAAAGTACTTTGGAAAGTTGACATTTCAACGCCGGTTGCCTTGGCAGCAGCAGCCGTTTGTTTAAATACTTGCTCTGCCCTACTACCAAACATGGCCAAGGTGGGCATTGCATTATTAAAGTCGGTGAATATAGCATCAGCCGAGACTCCTATCTCCTCCGAGAACGCCTCAAGTCCCAAAACACTCTTACCTAACTCTTTATCAGACAGGTTAAGACCAGTTCTTAGAAGCTGGAAGCTTTTTGCTGTTCTTCCTGTTGAAACATCTGCGACCGCCTCCAAGGCAACCGCTACATCAACTAGCGCTTGTTCGGCTGGTGTTACCCCACCAATAGTAAAGTCAGTAAATGCATTGAATAAGTCTTGGGTGGCTGCCTCTGTTTCGGCCCCCGTTGAGCTAAACAGCAGATTCCGAGCTATCGCGTCTTGCATAACTAAATCGTATTTACCTGCGGCACCGGTAGCCTTGTTGAATGACGCTGCTAGTTGTTGTTGATTTTGAAATAGTCTTACAGTAGGGCCAGCTGCCATTTTTGCGATCTTGCCGAAACCGCTAAGCTTGTTTTCGAGTAATTTTAAGCTTGCTTCAGTGACTTGAGCCTGGATTCCCAATATCGCAAAAGACTCTGTTGCAGACCCTGCCACATCGCCAAAATCTCCAAGTTCATTTCGCAACGTTGTGAGTCGGGTGCCAAGGTCCTCAGTGCCCGTTACTATGCCTCGGATGACTCCAGCAAAATCCTTTAAACCACCTACAGTGCCTGTTAACGCACCTTCAAAATCACCATCGGTTATAAGTTGTACAACCTCATCTAAGGTATATGTCTTGTTGTTAGCCATACGCTAGCCCTCTTCTATAAGTAGTTAGGACATTTATATTTTAGTCCCGGCCTAGTTCTTGTTCTTTTTGCTTAACTAGGCGCTTTACAAACCACTTACGAATAGCTACGGGCAAGTTATAGGCCTCCATAAACGACCAATTACCATAGTAGGATAGAAAGAAAAATTCCTCATAGACTGCCTCAAGGTAGTCATCAGGAAGGCCAAAAAAAGTCCAAGCCCAGTGGCACCTCCCGGACCACGGTTTGTTTACATTTGGGACATTCAATTTCTTGGTCCATGAGAAGAGAAGGATTGACATCGTCGTAAGCCTTCTTAATTGTTCTAGAATCCTGAGCTGGCATATTCATGATGAAGTTGTCTAGCTCTGATCTTATGCTAACAGAGTTGATTGATACAACAATCATCTTTAGCAAGTCTGTTCGATTAGACTCCGGAAGATTGTTCTTTACGTTTGCCTGCCGGTTGCCGTCCAGGAACTTCTGTTCTTTTGCATTTAGAATCTTAAGTTCTGCTGTAAACTTAGTAACCGGCAATGAAATGGTAAAAGTACCTGCCGATGTTAGGTTTACATCTTCTGGCACCTCTTTAATAGGGAGGCTCACGAGATCCACAACGTGCTGGTGCCCATGCGAACAGGAAGGGCACACAACACTTGAAATGTACTCTGACCCGTACCCTGTGGCTCTAGCAGCAATGAGTATAGCGTTCTTATCGCCAGGATACAGTGTAGTGACATCTATATCCTTATCCACTAGCACACTATGTATGAGCCGATCTAATACAATACCACGACTTATGAGAGCCTGAGAGGTGAGAATGTCCTCCTCCTTAGCTGACATATAGTTTATTTCTACCTCTGTGACAAGATGCAGTGGATGACCCTCGGGATAAAACTTTCCTTCCGTGGGTAACTGTACGAACTCCGTTGGTCTTGTAAAACTTAAAGCTCCGCTAAACTGCTGTGCAGCGGGCGGCGCGGAGGGGGCCGCCGCTCTACTCTTATTACTTCTTCTAGCCAAACAACACCTCTAATTAATTAATAGCTCTGACCTGGTCCCCAGTATTTGCCGAGGCCTGGAGCGGGATCCTCTGTTCCTGGGCCGGGATCTGCCTTGTTCGAGGCACCACCGGGCAAGAATGTTTCGATTGAAGCCCAGTCAAAGCGGAACTTAGCCGAAACAGTTGTAAGACCCTCTTCGCCGTACTTGAGGGTTCCACCATAGTCAATGCTAGTAATGAAAGCATTGGTGAGCGTCCATCGCTCGATAACAGCACCCTCTGAATCAATCTGTTCAATCACAACAGACTGGACGGCATCAACAGCTTCTTTCTTGGAAATCGTAGTCGTGCTGTTAACGTCTGTCGGAGGGACGTAACCAGAATCAAAAAGAATTCTAGACAAGTTAATGGACGCGTCAGGGCTAACGGGGTCAACCATCTCAATGGTCACCTCTTCCCACTTGACATTGCCAGGATAGTAAAAGGTATGATTTAAAAATTGGTGGTCTGTGGTGCCAACACTTACTTTTGGCTTTGTTACCGACTTAGCATACCAGCGGGCTCCGTCAGGCATGGAACCGATTGTTACAAGAAACCTAAAAGTTCTTTTTGGTGAAACCCGTGATGAGGTCCAGAAACCTGCGGAATTAGGCATTTTAAATCGTTCTCCTTTTGCTTCTGTTAATAAGTAGTGCAGAATTATTTTTAATCATCAAAAGAGGCACCCGTTCTCGTGATAACAAAGTCGATTGCGATGAACTCAATTGCCCTAGCAGGCTTAAGGAAGATTTTGGCATACATGATGTTTCTATCGACTAGATCAGCAGTAGTCGTGGTCTCGTCAAGCACCACCCGGAATTCGGTGAGTCCAAGTCCCGCCTGAACAGAACCAAGGAACTTATCTGCTTCAGTCTTGAAGCGAAGCCAAGTGGTCTGAACGTTCTGGTCAAACAGAATGCCAGCAGCAATTCTAGAAATTCTCTTCTTCAGGAAGATCATCAGGCGGCGAACGTTGATACGATCAAGCGCACTTGGCGTAACCTGTAGAGTCTTCTGTCCGAAGATAACAATTCCTTCGCTCGGGAATGTCGCAATTGGGTTGATGTTGGCTTCGTAGAGGTCATCTCTGTCCTCTCTACGAAGTCTCTCGGTAGTCGACAGGACCCCGAACCCACCAGCGCCAGTGCTCAAGCCACCTCTTGTGAAACCAGCAGGAGCGAACCAAAGCTCGGCTCTGGCCTCTGAAGAGGCAAAGGTGCCAATAGCGATGACAGAAGGTGGAACCCAGAGAGAAGCGTTAGAAATATCATCTCTAATTCTGACCCACGGGTAGAACGTGCAGGCGTAGGAAGAATTAATTCTTCTGTTCTTGAGACTGCTAACCGCGCTAGCAACCGTCTGAACACGACTCTCGAAATTATCCGTTGTTTCGGTGTTCGCCACATATACATTCTCAATGTCAATAACAGCCAGGGCATCTGCTCTAGATTCTGCAACTGCAATTACCTGATCTGTAACGACAGGCTGCCACACACCCGGAACAGAGAGCATATTGCCCTCAACAAACTCTGGGTCTGCCACAGTGTCGATGGCTCTCTTGAGGGTGTAGTAGGCGTAATTGCCCTTCTCGGCTGGAGATGCAGTAATAGTTTGGTTGTTGAACGGCTCCATCTCTTGGATATCGACGCCATTGAAGCCACCCCATAAGGGCATGGTGAATCTATTATAACCATTATCTAAAACAGATGTGTGCGCTGCATTCACCGCGTTCAGAGAAGTGCTGCTTTGTGCAGAACCGGACGTATGAACGCCCTGCGACCCGCTAATATCGTCTAAAGTAAAGATGAATGAGTATTCCATAGCAGTGTTCTCAGTGGGCGTAAACGCTGCGCTAGTCCCTGGAGCGGGCCTCAGGTAATCAATGTAACCAGGGTCGTATCTTTTACTGTTATAGGAGAGGGTAGTTTGGACCCCAAAGAAAGCATCCTTAGGATTTGAAACGCCCCCGTCTGAAGCGCTATTGCGAAGAGCAAGCTTAGGAAACTGGAAAGAAGCGGTGAATTCATTACCACTTCCATCTGCCAATTCAGACATAAATCCGGTGGAAGTTAGGTCACTTCGAATGTTCGCATCATTTGGCAAAATTGCGCTAGAACCTGTGGCGTAGGTGACAATCTGCGTTCCGGCAGTAGTCGTGCTACCATGTGCAAAGGTGGCCGTACTGCCCGAAAAGACAGTAAAATCTTTCGGCTTAATTGGGCCGTAGAAGCCGAACGGAAGCAAAGAGGCATCTGCTGTGCCGTCTGCGACTTCAGACCCCATCTCAAT